TCGCGTGGGGTGTTGGTTACGAGCAGGGTCCATGGAATCTACCAGAAGGTAAGACTCCTTTTAAGGATGAGGGTCTCCCAGAAAATATGGGCGATACTACCATTACACAGGAATTCCGCCGACTTCTTACTCTACTACCAGAAGGTAGTGCTAAGACCGTTGCGCAATGGCGTCGTGAAGAAATTTGGATGCAGATTTGTCAGGGTGTAGTTGCTACTGAAGTAGAAATTCTTGATCTTGTTAAGGATCAGAAACTGCTGGAAAAGTATCCAACGTTGGCGACTGTTCTAGAATCCTTTCTTCCTGGATGGAAGGCACCTGAGGTTAAGAAGTTGTCACGGTCAAAAAAGTCTTTAGCATCCTTATAAATAAGTTCTTTCCCGAACCTCCTAGGAAGGAACAACTATGGGGCAAATTCTTGAACACAAGCATCTGATTATTAGGGCTGAATTGAACAATCCTCCAACTTGCGCAGAAGCGATTCAAGATTGGATGAAATCTTTGGTGTCAACTATCGGTATGAAAATACTGATGGGTCCATATGCGGTCTATTCAGATATGCAAGGTAATCGTGGTCTGACCGCAGTTACTATCATTGAAACATCGCATATTGCTATGCACGTGTGGGATGAAGTCCAACCTGCATTGATGCAACTGGATGTTTATACATGTTCCACGCTGAGAACTGCAGATGTTTTCCGTGCGTTGTCTGAGTTTGAACCCGTCAATGTCGAATATAAGTATATTGATCGAGAACATGATCTTACACTTATTGATAAAGGCATTGTAAATGAGGTTCTACCTCTTTCAACATAAGACGGAACTGTGGATCGTAAAAGATCCAACCATCGTCCCAAAACCTCGCGAATTGATTCTGCAAACGACCAACATCGAACTGATTCGCGCTACTGCATCCAAACAACAAAAGATCTCTAAAATCGTTGACAAGGTACTTCGTCAGCGCAATAAATGGCATACCCCAGAAGGCAGAGAAAGAATTGCCGAGGCAAAGATGGGTGATAAAAACCCAAATGCCAAGGGATTGTCAGATGAGCATCGGTCAAAGATCAGTAGGACGATGAAGGGAACTCGTCGCGGAGAGAACAATCCGATGTATAATCGGAGACACTCATATGAAACACGTCGTAAGATGAGTCTTATGCAAAGTATGCGTGTGCGAAAGTGGTGTGTTGAACCGAGTGGTAAGACGCATCTGGTTGACCCAAGGTCGTTCAGTCTACCGAGTGGATGGTTCTGGGGAAGAAATTACGACCCATACAAATAAATTATAAAAAAAGAGTTGACTTTATTCTAAATAAAGCGTATATTGGGTTTCTAAGTTACGCTGCCCCTTCCTCTAACGGTAAGAGAGCGGACTTTGAATCCGTCAATTTAGGTTCGAATCCTAGAGGGGCATCCATTTTAACAAGAAAGTTTATTATGACAGATATTATTGCAGTTGACAAACTTCGCCTTTTCATTGAGCGCATCGAACGTATCGAAGCAGATCTTGATGCTAGGAAGGCAGACCGTAAGGAAGTCTATTCCGAGTTGAAGGGTGATGGTTTCGACACCAAGGCAACTCGCCAGATTGTTCGCCTTCGCAAGAAGGATGCGCATATTCGGCAGGAAGAAGATATGATTCTTGAGACATATCGTACTGCGATTGGTCTCTAACAACTTGGAAGCGTGGGTGAGTGGTTGAAACCTACAGTCTTGAAAACTGTCGTACCGCAAGGTACCGTGGGTTCGAATCCCACCGCTTCCTCCATTATGGACGAGTAGCTCAATTGGTTAGAGCCGACCGCTCATAACGGTTTGGTTGGGGGTTCGAGTCCCTTCTCGTCTACCAGTTTCGGACGTTCTTAGCTCAGTCGGTAGAGCATCGGACTTTTAATCCGTGTGTCCTGGGTTCGAATCCCAGAGCGTCCACCAATAAGGGGTTGCTACCTAATAGGCACGCGAGGGGTCACGGTCAGCCCCTCAACTTTTTTAACTAAGGAAACTACTATGAATATTAAGACGTTTATGGCACTCGCAGTTGTTGCACTTACTGCTGCATGTTCTCCTGCTGCAGAACCACAATCGGCAGCAGAAGCTGCTGGTCCAGCGGCAGATGAAGCACTTGCTACTGCTAATGCAACAGAAGTTGTTGCAACAGAAGCAACTCCAAAGGCAGATTCTAAGTAAGTTTAATGTCCTGTAGCTCAACGGTAGAGCACCCGACTGATAATCGGCAGATGGAAGTTCGATTCTTCTCAGGACAACCATACCAGTAGGATAAGTGTCCGACCGACTCTCATAAGGTTGGTTTGGGTGGAGCGTTACCACCTGCTGGTACCAATGTGACGGTGGCAGAGTGGCCCAATGCAACGGATTGCAAATCCGTAAAACCGTGGGTTCGAATCCCACCCGTCACTCCACAACTAATTCCCGATACTTTTACTTTTCGAAAGTATCGGGAATTTTAGGGCACGTGGCGAAATGGTAAACGCACGAGACTTAAAATCTCGCACTTCGGTTTGTCGGTTCGAGTCCGACCGTGCCCACCATTTTTTTCAAATAATTTAAAATTAGGGCTTGACATTTATCTAGTTTCGGGGTATAGTGGAATATAAGTTGATGATGAGGAAAAATGTGATGCTGACTCTTTCTGATATTGATACCCTTACCAAGTCGCGTGATGGTTCGATCTATTCGGACCTCTACAAGGACGTGTATGGTTCACGTCCCCGTGGTACCACTTTCCAATCGATCGAGGAATTCGATCGCAATTTCACTCACCTGAGCAAGATGCTCGATGAACAGATTCGTGAAGAAGAGATTCGTCAGGATCGCAACTTCGCCGAGTTCGTTGTTCGTGTAGAGGGTATCATGGGTCTGGTCAAGAACTGCTTTGATAATGCGGCAGCAGTCGCCATTATCTGTGAAGCAGAAGGCATTGACGATGAAGAAATGCGCTTCTATGGTTGGGAATCTCTTGAGTATCGTCTCGATCTCAAGTTTGGTTCTATCAAGAAGTGGTTGGAAAATAATTAAAAAAAGGGCTTGACTTTTTATCGTTATTATGGTATACTGAGTATATGATGGTTGATAAGGAAATTGAAATGATTTCGAGTCTCTGCGGTGGAACCTTTGAACTGAAGACTGGTATCCCTTGGACCGCTGGTCTTAGTCGTTATCGTGATACTGATGCCATGAAGATTCGTTGGGAAAAAGTCGGTGCGATTGGTGGTCGTTGGTTCTTTGAGATTAATGGGGTGCAGTATTCTGCTAAACAGATCTCTCCCCATATCAAAGGCATCCAGATGCACTGTGTATAAATAAAGTTCCTGCTCTTTGACATTGTTATAATAAAATAGGTCTTTAGAGACTTATTTAATATACCTTGCTAAGGGTAGCGCATATCGACGGATATGCTACGGTGAAACTGCGGCTTTAGTTAACCTGACATAACCTTGACAAAGTCTTAGGAGCGGAAGGCGTGCGCCCCGTATACCTCCTGAAAATCGTCCAAGGAATAAAAAGATTGCTTGAGTGCACAAAGAGCAATTGATTTATTTCAGAGAGCAAGGTATATTTAATAAGTTTCGCCCCTATAGCTCAGTTGGTAGAGCGCCAGTTTTGTAAACTGGATGTCGTGGGTTCGAATCCTGCTGGGGGCACCATAATTGTGATAGTTCTGGTGACTGAATGTGGTGTCTCTGATCGGACATACAGACTTGATCAGAAGTTAAGCAGGGGTTCGATTCCCTTGACTATCATCAATTTTCCGCGATAGCTCAGTTGGTAGAGCGTCTGACTGTTAATCAGAATGTCCTTGGTTCGAGCCCAAGTCGTGGAGCATAGAACCTAAAAGTTATAAATAGAGCAGAAGGTAAGACTCTTTTATAACTTTTAGGATTACGAATGTTCTATACTATATACCAAATAACCAGTAAAATTGGTGGAAAAATCTATATCGGAAAACATCAGACAACTGATCTTGAAGATGGTTATATGGGTTCTGGTAAACTGTTGAGAAGATCTCAAGAAAAACATGGTATAGATAATTTTGAGAAAAAAATTCTTTTTATATTCGATACAGAAGATGAAATGAACGCAAAAGAGAAAGAGTTGGTAACAGAAGAATTCTGTTCTTTTGATCATACCTACAACTTATGTGAAGGCGGACATGGCGGTTTCAGTTTTATCAATAGAGAAGGAAAAAATCTCTACGGTAAAAACGGTCAATCTGGATATGGGATGGAAAATCTCATAGATGGTAAAGTCTTGAAACAACGAATTATGAGCGAAGGTAAATGGGATCAATTCAAACAGAAAATTTCTGTCTCGTTAAAAACCCGATATGAAAATGTTGAACATCATTGGAATGGTATGAAGCATACTGAAAATTCCAAGCGAAAAATTGGTGAGAAAAATTCTATCTCGCAATCTGGTTCTAAAAATTCTCAATATGGTTCTATGTGGATAACTAATGGAACTGAAAATAAAAAGATAAAATCTATTGACATTATACCAGAAACATGGTATAAAGGTAGAGTTACTAAGACGGATAGTTTTTTAACAAGGATACATTATGATTAATATTTCGACTCCATATAGTAAGTTTGATAATCTTCGCCTTGCAGAGAGTAGGTTGGTATCTCTTAAGATGTATAGTCCCGAGAGTTCGGAGACTAAGCGATATAATTTTATTGTTGAAGATCTTCAGTCTAAATTGACTGCCACTGAATTGTCTGAATATTATGAAAGCAAGAATTTAGTATTGACAGCGACAGATCGTGAAAAAGAACGAATCGCGATGATCAAGCAAATGAATGAGAATCGAGACAAACCAAGTATTTAAAAGTTTGGGGAATTAGCTCATTTGGTAGAGCGTCTGCCTTGCACGCAGAAGGTGAACGGTTCGATCCCGTTATTCTCCACCAAGTTAGACCACCTCTGCTGAACCCCGAGAAGTTGTGCGGAAATAATTTGCAATATATTTCTTCACATGGGAAGATCAAGCGTCCGGACGTAATTGATCAAGGCACACTGCAGGTGGTCGCTTTTTTTGCGCCTATGGTGGAATTGGTAGACACGCTGGTTTTAGGTACCAGTGCGAAAGCGTGGGGGTTCGAGTCCCTCTAGGCGCACCAAGTTAAGGGTCGGTAAAGCCAGTGGCTCTGGCAGTGAGACTGTAAATCTCATCCGTTATAGGGGGAGGATCGATACCTCACTGACCCACCAAGGCTCGTTAGATCAGTTGGTTAGATCGCATGCCTGTCACGCATGAGGCCACGGGTTCAAGTCCCGTACGAGTCGCCAATATATCGCGGTTTGTTTGCATAGAACAGAGATAGGGTCGACCCTGTGGAACCCCAGTGAGCAAACAGTAATACAGAGCAGCGGGGACTGTTCCGTCAAGGTATAAATAAGTTTAATGCGGGTGTAGCTCAGTGGTAGAGTCACAGTTTTCCAAACTGTTGGTCGTCGGTTCGATCCCGACCACCCGCTCCACTAACGGAGATTAGCGCAGTCTGGTAGCGCACCTGCTTTGGGAGCAGGGGGTCACAGGTTCGAATCCTGTATCTCCGACCATTATAAGTAGTAGTGAGTCGGTGAAGTGTTACGGTAGCACGGTGGTCTCCAAAACCGCAAGCGGGAGTTCGACTCTCCCCACCTTCGCCATTTTTTAACAGGTGATATATGTATGATGAAGCAAGAGAAGCAATTCTAAAATCAAGCGAGGCATCATCTGTTTACGTAGGTGCTGACTCGATTAGATTCAAACGCAATGGTCAGTGGTTTGCAAAGTATTCCATGGTGATCATTTTGCACATTGACTCCAATCATGGAGCAAGACTATTCCACAAAAACATCGAAATGCGAGACTTCGGTAACCTACGCCAGCGTCTGATTACAGAAGCAGGGTTTGCCATCGAAGCAGCGATTGAAATATTAGATGTAATTGGTCAAAGAAAATTAGAAATTCACCTTGACTTGAACCCAAATCCGAGGTATAAGAGTAATATCGCAGTGAAAGAAGCACTGGGTTATGTTAAAGGTTCGACTGGTATCGATGCCAAAGTCAAACCTGATTCGTTCGCTGCTAGTCATGCAGCGGATCACGTTGTGCGGGGTTAGCTCAGTTGGTAGAGCGTCTGCTTTACACGCAGAATGTCGGCGGTTCAAGTCCGTCACTCCGTACCATTTTGATACTTTATTAGAGATTATAACAATAATGCCGATTTATACTGTTTTAGATGCCGAGACTCGTGAACCCCAGGAGGATTTCTGGGGTTCATATGATGCACTGCAGGAGTTTCTACAAGAAAATCCACAATTTATTCAAGGTATTTCTGCACCGAATATTATCGGTGGCGTA